AAGACCTTGTAAATGGTATGCTTCCTCAACCGCAGTACGGCGATGTCGCTATTGCCGGACCATTGACAGGTGATTTTTCCGGATTATCTGCTGTTTGGCGCAGTAGTGGAAATTCTAGCAACATGTCTTTTCAAGTAGCATCTCATAGCTCTGGCCATGAATTTTTCCCACTAGGATATGACGCTAAAACTTCTACTACCGGGAGCGGTGTCGAACCATCGACGGCTAAATTAAATGGGCTTAATAGCTCTCCTATTCGCGCTATTTTAAACAGCGTTAATCCTAGTGGCAAAGATTTAACCTTCCCTCTTACGGGTTCAAACATGACCGCTGGCCTTTCGATTCTTGTTCTTCGTCAAGCCGAAGCTCTTCAGAAATGGAAAGAGATCACACTTTCTGGAGATTCTGATTACAAGGAACAGATAAGCAAGCACTGGAATGTGCCTTCGTCTCAGTACAATTCTTATCGTTGTCAATACCTCGGTGGCTTTGCTCGTAATCTTGACGTATCTGAAGTAATTAACACTAATCTTCAGGGAGATGAAGGTGTTGCCGACATTGCTGGTCGTGGACTTTCCGCTTCTAATGGCAAGATTAGTTTCAAAAACAACGACCTTTATGGCCTGATAATGTGTATTTATCATGCCAAGCCGATTGTTGAGTGGAATTCTATGAACATACTTCATCCCTGTTTAACTAAGGTTAAAGCTACTGATTATGCTATACCGGAATTTGATAGTATAGGTATGCAGCCGTTACTTCGTCTCAACATCATGTATAATGGTAATTCTCCCACGGTTCCCGCTGGATATGTGCCTCGTTATGCAGAATATAAGACGGATTTGGATTTATATAAGGGTTCTTTCGTGACAACTAATGTCAATTGGGTTTTACCACACACTCTCACTACGGTTTCTCAAACTCAAACACCTCTTACTTATCGTGCATATAAGGTTCCGCCCGAAATTTGTGACAACATGTTTGTAGCAAAAGCGGGTAGTACTATTGAGTCCGACCAATTATTAAATACGATTTATTTTGATGTAAAGGCCGTCCGAAATCTTTCTCGCGATGGTATGCCATATTAATATGTGAGTTATGTATGTGAATTTGTTTATTTTGGTGTTGTTGCTATTGTTCGCATTCGTTTTAGGTGCTGGTTCGGTTCTGTTATATCAGTTTATAAGTAGGTACCGGCATTTAAAAGCGTGGTTTGATGGCACACACCCTAATTGATTTATTATGAGTAAGAATGAAAAGTTTTGGATTATTTTGGCAGTGCTTTGTATGGTAGTAGGTGCATGTACTGTAACAGTCCAAATTCAGAAAGACAATTGCAACAGCAGTTTTGAAAATTCCTCTACGAGTTCAAATAGTGCAGACTCTGCAAGTATTGACTTAAAAATTAAATAATATGTTTCAAGAAATAAGACCTTTAGGCACAGTGCTTCAGGATATTACAGGTCCTGACACAATCTCTATTATTACGCAGCCTACGGAACTTGATGATTTTTATCATGAAATCATTGAAGTTTCCGAAAAAGAATCTGTAACATTTATTACTACGGACATATCTCTGTTATTCAATCAGCAGCGTTTAATGCAAGCGTCTCCTTTAGCTTTAGACCGGTTAGTAAACAATCTCAAGTCCGCTCGACCTGATTCCTTTAAAGGGTTTACAGATGATCAGCTCGCCTCTGCTGTCAAATCTCGTTATATTCAATCTGCCGCAGATATGCAAGAGTACATGCGCTCTGTCATGATGAATACAGACGAGGAGATTCAGGCTATACAGGCAAAAGTTGCAGAAATACAATCTCAGCAGGAAGCTTCGTCTCAGTCTTCCTCTGAGTCTGCAGAATGAGCTTTTGGTCTGCTTTAGGTGCTGGCATCTCTGGTCTATTTGGCGTAGGTTCTTCCGCAATGAATGCGGCATCTCAGAATCAAGCCAATAAATACAATCTTCAAGCACAGCGTGAGACGAACCAGGCAAATATGGCAATAAATCAATCCCAGCTTGATTACGCACAGAAGATGTACCAAGACCAAGTTGCGCAACAATGGAAGATGTTCAACACCACGAATGCGTACAATTCGCCTGCAGCTCAGAAGCAGCGATACCTTGACGCTGGTCTCAATCCGTATATAATGATGGGTTCTCAACCTGCCGCTTCGGCATCTTCTATGCCGGCTGCAGGGATCCCTGCACAGTTGCCAATGCAAGCCGCTCGGATGGAAGCCTTTAATCAATGGAATCTCGGAAAAGGACTTAGCGATGCAGGAATGTTTGCAAGTATAGACGCAACGATGGCGAACGTTGCTAAAACGAAAGAGGAGACTCAAGGTGTAGCTCTTCAGAATGAATACTTTAGGCGAAACGCAGAAGCAGATCTTGCCATTAAGGTTTTAACGGCCGATGGCCTTGATGAGGATAAGAAGTATAAAATTTTGAAGAACAATCTTTTCGAGGATACCTATGATGCTCAGAAGCTTAAGGCTAGACTTGAGCCTCATATGATGCAATACACGATGAATCATCTTCAATCTGAGATAGATTTAAATCAGACGGAGAACCAGATTGCAAAGTTAAATCTAGAAACAGGTCGTAAGATGCAACCGTTGCAACTTAAAAAGGCTGCTCGAGAGATTGAGGAGATTTGCTCCCGTCGTGATTTAAATTATGCTCGCAAGAAAGAGGCTGTTGCCAATGCTCTTGTTCAAGGCCAGAATTATGCAAACATGCCGAAGTACAAAAAAGAAGAAGTTGATAAAATTGCCGCTTCTATTGTAGCAGATCATGTTGTTATGCCTGAAGAGTGGACTCAGACATTTCGAGGCATTAATGATGTACTGGACGCCGCAGGAAAAGCCGCAGACATCTTTTCTATTGGTCGATTTTTCCGCCCAAAAGGTAAGAAAGCTTCGCCCGTTGAAGGAGTCCCCGCCCCTGTTTGGTACCAGTAGTTTCGTTTCGTTGAGTAGGAGAGCGTTTTGCCCTCCTACTTTTGTATACTAACGCGTCCTGCATAGCTCTCCCAAATTTTTTTTCTTTTTTCTTTTGACAAGCGACAATTAGGTGTGGAGTATATTAGGACAATCAGTTGGCATAATTTAATAGAAGCGTAGCGCCTGTTAAATTATGGTAACGCCTATTGGCCTAATATACGGAATACCTACCTTTGCTTTTCAAAATAAATAAGAAAGAAAATTTCTCAGTAGCAAAGGTAATTTCGTATGCCATTTGCTACCATTAGCACACCATAGAACTTCGCGCCGTCCGCATGGTCCTGTCCGACCTGTATGTGGTGTGGCCGTAATGAAGCGTAGCGTAGTTGTGGCCACACCGCATACAGGTCATGAGTTCTTCCCAACAACCACGCTGGAATAGCTGTATACCAGTATGACCCCTGTAAGATATTTTTACCCAATCAACTATACCTTGCCTCTGAAAGAGGAAACGTTGCGACATCGATGCGCCTTTATTTCTCTTTGAATTCGGATTATGAAATCACCACTATTTCCGGAACGGCAAAATCTTCCCTCATCAATTTTGCTCTCTCCTCTTGGCCTACTTATGAAATAGTGACTAATATATTTGCACGTTTCGGAATAAACTCCTATATTTGCATCATGAGTTGTCTACATCCTATAGAAATTGTGAATGCAGCAGGTAATCTCCTTAAGGTTCCTTGCGGAAAATGTTATGCTTGTATAAATAAGAGACGTTTTGACAATCAAGCAAAGGTTGATTTGCATATGCAGAAGTACAAGTATAACCTTTTTTTTACAGCAACTTATTCTGATAGGTATCTACCTACGTATAAGGTAACTCGTGTGTCTGATTCACGTATGGTGATAGAGCAAAAGACACAGCGTCAACTTTTTAACGATATCTTCATGCGCAAACTTTGTTTTTTATATAAAACGGAGGAAGATAAACGTTTATATGAACTTCCTTTTCAGCGCAAGTATCATCCTACTCGTAAAAATAGACGTGCGCATGTAGGCACTCATTTTGATTTGATTCATCAACACGATGCTTTTGGTGTGCTTTCAAAGAGAGATATTCAATTATTTTTAAAATCAATACGAAATGAAACAGTTAGAAAGAAAAAAAATGGAATTCTCCGAGGTGATTGTAAATTCTCCTACTATATTTGTGGCGAGTATGGACCCGAACGCTTTCGTCCGCATTACCATGGTATCATCAGCACCAACGATGCGAGTTTTGCAAAGTTCCTATCCAAAGCTCTTCTTAAGATTTGGACAATGGGTGATTTGCGTGTCGAGTATTCCAAAGGGAGTGAGTCTGGAAACTATTGTGCAGGATACGTTAATAGCTTTGCACGTTTACCTAAAATACTCAGTTACAAGCCTTTCCGTCCCTTCGTCGTCCATTCTACGTATTATGGCTATTCACCGGATGAAGACCTTAAGAAAGATATCTCAGAAATTACCTATCAGTACCTTGCTGAGCGAAACTATATCGTTGATGGTAAGCCATGTACAATATCTCCCTCCCTTTCGTTTCAACATCGTTTATTCCCGCGATGTTTTAGATATGACGAAAGCCCTTGGTACATCCTTTACTTACGGTATACACTCGTATCTCGACTGGCTAATGCGATTGAACGAGAAACAGGACAGTATCCAGAATCAATCTCTGAAATGATTTCATATTTAGAAACAGGGAGGTCAAAGTATGACATATCTATTGCTTCTGGTGGCTACACTCTCGATTATCTTTTCTGTGGCAGCTCTAATATTTCTTCTGCTGTCCGTGCGGGACTCTATCTTTCTTCTCGATTTTTTCGGTTGTGTGATCGCTACAATCGTACTCCTCGTGAGTACTTTGATATTATTCAACAATATTACAGGGATAAATCTTCTTATGACTATCTTAAATTCTGTAGGAGTAGAGCCGCTCGTCCTGTAGATTATCCTTTAGAGGATTATGTTTTCGACTATTCAAACATTTCATCTGAGGAAGATCCGTCTGTATATTTGAAATCTGACATCTCAGAGAAAAGGACTTCATTTAAGAGACTTTTTTATCTTTCCACATTTTTAGGCAAGGATTTTTACGACTTGGTCAAACATAACAGTTCATATAAGAATAGTTACATGTATAAAACATTATATATGAATCATTCTCGAACTTATGAAAATTCTATAAAACATAAAAAACAAAATGAGAAAAACTGCATTTTTGAAGAAAAAGGCTGTAGTGCTTAATTTCAGTGAGTTCCCCGATAGGGAGGTTGTTGAATATTTGGTTCATGTGTCATTTAAAGGTACGCCTTATGATTGCATGGTGTTTCAGGATTTTGATACGCTTGTTGAGTATTTTCGTTCTCATGAGAGTTACGGCTTAACGTATGATGTTGTAATGCGCGCTACAACAGAATACAATTGTCGTGTGTCCTTTGATGGCGAAATACCTTTTTAATAATTAAATTTTATCATTTATGGCAAATATCATGGATTTTAGGTCGGTGAAAAACAATGTTCATCGTTCCGGTTTTGATTTATCTTCTCGAATGTGCTTCACGGCTAAAGTCGGAGAAATGCTTCCCATTAAGTGTTGGGACTTGCTTCCCGGCGACTCTTTTAAAATCGATGGAAAGAGTTTTATGAGGACGCTTCCGGTTCAGAAGGCAACCTTTGGTCGCGTTCGTGAATATTACGACTTTTATTTTGTCCCCTACAATCTCCTTTGGGATAAGTTTGAGTCGTGGATTGTTCAAACAAAGAATGCCTATCATGCGAAGTCTAATTTGACTGCTGCAGACAATTTTACCACTTCTCCTTATTTTACGGATAAGGATATTGTTGGCGCTTATTCTTCAATGGGTTCTGTCGAAAGCGCTGCGTATTTAGATTATTGGCATCAAGGTTCGGACAAAGCTAAATGGGCTCAAGGAGATATGGCAAAACTTCTTACGTATCTTGGATATCCTGTTACATTAGCTCCAACCGGTGTAAGCAATGTTGCGCTTAGTCCTTTTCCCCTTTTAGCGTATCATAAGATATACCAAGATTATTTTCGTTTTAGCCAGTGGGAAGACGCTGCACCTTGGACCTATAACCTGGACTATGTCCTTTCAGAGGATAAGCTTCACATGGATATCACCGGCATGATGTCTGGTCGTACAGCTAATACGCCGACAATTTTTACGCTTCATCATGTAAATTTTGACAAAGACCTTGTAAATGGTATGCTTCCTCAACCGCAGTACGGCGATGTCGCTATTGC